TGATGCGCCATTACCGCCATCAAGAACTTCATATCGTGTAATAAATTTGTAGTCGATACCTGAACTTGCACTTGATTGTTCCATAAAGTCAAATTGCTTTTGGATCTGCTCGCCTACGAGTTTTGTAACAGACCCATTTACATCATCACGAAGGTTAACTGATGTTGGTTCCCAGGTATGCTTGCCCATGAGATATGCTCTTGAGTTATATATTTCGATTGGAATTTCTTCAAATGAAACACTTGGTCTAGTAATATCTATAACCTGCTTTGTAAGTTCTGTACGTGGGGTTGAAATACCGAAGTTTTCAAAGAATGCACGGAAACGAAACTTGAGTTTAGGCATCAATAGGCCCTGTGCATCAGCTGACTGATCGCTACCTAGTGGTACCGTAAATTTTGTAAGTGATGAGACTGACATGCCATCTACTCCTTGTTAATATAAAGTATTTATCATATCTAGTAAGAAAAAAATAGGGGTCATATGACCCCTATTCTTTTTGCGTTTTGTGCAATATATTAAACTGCATTTGCTGCTGCTACGTTGCCACTGGCAATCTCGCCTGTGTTCTTGAGGCGGATTGGAATGTAAATAAATTCCGTTGCCTTAACTGGCTCAATGGCAATGTCAACATACAGCTCGTTACGATCAATTCTATCGTTTGTGTTGTTGGATTCATCGCAAACAACTAGGTAATCGTAAATACCACGCTTTGCTACTAGATCATTACAGAACTGTTCAATTAATTGTTTGAGCTCGTCTCTTGTAATTTTATCGTTAGGTTCAAAAACAAAGCTAGCAGCAGTGCGTTGTATAATTTTACGCATGTAACTAACAAGTCTTGCAACGTTAATACGGTCTAAAGCACTAGCACTAGTTGCACGAGTCTTATTGCCATAGTTCATAATACCAGCCCCGGTAAATTGTGTGATTGGGTTGACTCTATTTGAATAAAGTGTATCACGTAGACTTTCGCGTGTATTATCAACTATAAACTCACCTGTGGATGAATTAATATATCCAATGCTACTAATATTGTCCACTAGTCCGCGGCGTGTACCAGCTGGAGCAAACCATGGGTAACTAAGGTCATCGCTACGAGTAATAACACGTAATACCATATGACTTGCTGGTACTACAATAGTGTTACCGCTTAGGTCTGTTGTCTGACCTGCAGGATAAAATACACTTAAATATGGATCACTGGTTACTAAACCATCTTCACCGTTGTTACTTGCACTATTAGCATTTGTTGCCCAGTTTTGAATTGCTGTACCTGTAGCTGCTAGACGCAATGGCGAATCACCAACAACAAACGCTGTATTACGTCTATCATTATTCAAACTTACCATATTTGAGATAAGTTCTGGATATCCAGGAGCAGCAATAATATTAAAGTCTCTGCTATCTTCACGAAGTTGTTCACTGGTGTCAATAGCTGACTGCATTTTTGCTACAACAACTGAGCGTACAGCCTTGCGTCCCATGTATGGGCTACCGTTCGAACGGTTACCACTTGCTGTTACCCATGCATCCTTCTCTGTTGGTAGTGTTGGGTAAAGTGTAGTATCACTGAAGTTTGTTCTGCTGAAGTAGTTGCTACGGAATTGCTTCACGTTATATGAACTACGACGTGTATTGAATAGCAACATGCCTCTTGGATAAATTGTAGGATTTGGACGATCTATGTCTACTGTGTCACTGGTTAGCAAGCTCTTTGTAGTTGCTAGTGTACCTGTAACAACATCAGTTGTTGTGTCGCCCATAAAGCGAGCATCTGCAAACAAGATGCCGTTTTCTGTTGTTTGATCTGTGTTATCAATTAGTACCCATTTGTTTTCGCTTGAAACTGTTTCATAACGATATAGTTTTGGATAATTTTCTAAATCACTTGAGTCTAACCATAGGTCACCAACTACTAGTGCAGTATCATCTGACTGTAAAGTTGGCTCTGTACTACTAATAATTACACCATTTGGACTTGTGTTCGATAGGTTGTGTCCACGTGCATCATTTGTCACGTTTTGATAACCTTTCCAAGTGCCACCGTCTTGAATCATGATGTCTACTTCAAAACCACTGTGATACCAATATCTATTATTAGCTGGATTACTTGAAGGGGCACTAGAGCTTGCGGTGTAGGTTGGTGCCACCCAGTTACTGAGGAGTAGATCACTACTAACGCCTGCACGTACCTGGCCGGTTGTTATACTTGTGGTAATACCTGCATCAGTTAGTGGAGTACCACTTGTATCTTTTAATAAAATTAAGCCGCCCAATGCGTGTGAGATTTTTAGATAACCATCTGATGTAACACTTGCACTAACATTTGCTACGTTTGCACCATTGATATCACTTGCTAGTGAAGCAATAGTTGTACCGCTTAGTATAACTGTTACTGCACTTGATAGTGTTGTACTGTTAGCTGCGCTTGCTTGGATTGTAAAGGTTTCACTAGCAGTAAGTGGACTTGCAGTATTTACAAGTCCTGTAACTTCCAATGCGCCATTTGAATATCTGCGATATAACTTATATGTAACAGTGTCATTTACACTGCTATCAAACTGTACGTAATAAGTACCGACTGCGATATTCTTACCACCAGTTGTATCTAATGCCTTTAATGCTGTCTGATCATTTTCATATAATGGAGCAGAAACAGATTCAAACGTTTGAGCAGTTGAACTATAAACACGTACATCAAATGATGCGCCTAAATTACTTACTGTTGTTTTGACCCATACACTTCCTGTTGGACGTGCAACACTGTCGGTGCTCTTCCATTCTGGAACGGTATAATGTTCGCTCTGTTGGACCAGTGGGCATGCATATGTTCCTGCTGTTAGTCCTGTATCAGTAAGAATAGTACCACTAGCATTGGCAAGTATAATTTTGCCATCTGTAGTTGACCCATCACTGGCTGCTGAACTAGTGGCATAAATTTCTATTTTACTGTTTACGACAGCCGCCGTAACACCAGTAATAGACTGTGTATTAATGCTATTAGCAAGAGCTGTCACTGTTGTCCCAGATAATGTGACTGTTGATCCGTTAATAGTAATACTATTTCCATTGGTAAGAGTTGGGCTTGCTTCTGTTCCTGCTATAGTAGCGTGTGAGGTTTGCCAGCCGCTTGCGCCTACTAGAACCCATGCATTGCTTCTATTTTTATAATAGGTTGGATTTGCAGTATTAGTAGCAACAACTGCGTAATCACCGACTGCACCTATTGAAGTCTTTGGAACACCACCGTCTAGATCAGTGGAACTTGTGATAACTGTGGGTACCTTATTTGTAAATGCACCTGTTGACTTGTTCCATTCAAAAATACCCCAACGTGTATCTGTACCAGTACGTAACCATATTGTTCCATTAGCAGAAGCGCCTGTAGGTCTAGATACTGAGGCTGACAGCTCGGAAAGATTAATATCTGCTCTTGTAACATATGCTCTATTGCTTACGCCTAACAAACTATATGCTGCCATAAGACCATATTCGTTTACTTCATATCCATGGATAGGAGTGCCACCAGTAGCTTGGTAAAATAATGGATTACCAAATGTAGCAGTAAGTTCTCTTTGACTACCAATTAGATAAGTTTTACCAGCATTTGCTGATGTTGTGCCTACTGCGGTTCCTGAACCAGAACCACTTGTTTTATCTTGTGCTGTAGCAATAATAATGCTTGCTACGGTGCCTTGTTCAGCTGAAACATATTGACTTTCATCAACTGTTGTTACTTCAACTCCGGGACTAACGAGTGCCATGGGGCTCTACTCCTTATTAGTGAATATATCTTTGTTCTATTTAGCGAATCTTTTAAAAATATGCTGTTTATATAGGTACCTTTAAAGGTTTGGTAAATCTGCGTAAATACACTATGCAAAGACCAGTATGTTATAACTGTAATTCAAACCCTGCCGCAATAAACTATGTCAGGAATACAAAAAAATATTACAGGAAGTTATGCGATAGTTGTTCTAGGAAGGCTAGAAAACTAAGGGATGTTTATGAGCGAAGGGCAAGTGCTGCTGGATATAAAAAATCCAACAGTTGCGAACAATGTAGCTTTAAGCCTGTACTTCCTGGGCAGCTAACAATATTTAGAATAGATGGTAATATGAATAACGTTAAGAGGGAAAATCTAAAAACGGTTTGTCTTAACTGTAATTATGAACTAAGCATTAACGGTTGGCAACATGGAGATCTTCAAGAAGATCTGTAACTCTTTTTTTCAAGTCACTTAGCGAACCATCGTTAGTAATTAAGTAGTTAGGTGTGGCGCTGCACCAATTGTATTCGCTAACATGCACGTCTGGATATACCTGAGGCATGCTATCTGGATCATTTTCAGCAAGACTAAACCATTCAGGGTCATCACCACGTTTAACCCTAACTACTACACCGCCCTGTCTACGGATCATGTTTATCTCGTCTAGGAAACGTGCATCTGTTATAACTACGTTATTTTTTTCTTCTCGCAATCGT